CATCGAGCCGAAAAAACGCTCTTCTCCAAAACCGAAATCAAACCCGACGCCTTATCAGGATATCTACGAAATGTTCTTATCTATCTGCTCATCACTTCCCAAAATCCAGGAACCAAAAGATTGGGCGAAATCCCGGCGTGATTGTATTGCATCTCGCTGGAAGGAACATCCCGACATCGGGTTCTTTCACGACTTGTTTTATAAGGTTCAGGATTCCGATTTTCTTTCCGGGCGAGCAAACACGTTCAAAGCAGGCTTCGACTGGATATTTAAGCCCGCCAATCTTCAAAAAATCTTAGAAGGCAACTACGATAACCGCAATGCTAACGAACAAAGATTCGCAGGGCTCAAAGCGTTTTGGGAAGAAGCGCAAGCCGAGGAGGCGATAAAGAATGGCGTTAAGTAAGCAAGTGTTCACCGAGGCAATGATGCTGCTCGGAACCGTTTACGAAAAGCTCCGCGGCATTACGAGCAACAAAGAAGTGCTCAAAGCGTGGTACTCCGTGCTGAACGATATGACGGATGATGAACTCAAAGCCGCGGTGGATGATTATGTAAGAACGAGCAAATACGCCCCCGTACCCGCCGACCTGTGGGAACGCGTGAACGCGATGCGCGAACAGCAACACCCGGAGCTCAGCTCCGAGGAAGCGTGGGGTATCGTGTACCGCGATATCTCGCGATATGGTTACTACTCCGAGCCAACATACGATGATTGGAAGCTGGAAGCGGCGAAGAACTCCATCGGCTGGGGAACGCTATGCGACCTCACGGAGAACACGCTGATGCCGACCCGCGCGCACTTTATGCGGATATACGGCAGCTTCGCGCAACGGGAGAAGGCGGCAACTCAAACCAACAACCCGATGGCGATAGCGTTCGTGAACAACCTCGCGCGAGAGATCGCCGGGAAGGCCACAGCGCCGATAAAGGAGCTGGGAAAGGGATGATCATCGAAATCCCCGATCTCCCACCGAGCGTGAACCATTACTTCAAGCGCTCGCAAAACGGGCGGCTCTACCTCGATGCCGAAGCGCGCGCGTTTGTCGAGCTCGCTAAAATATGCGCCAAACAAGCGGCGAAGCGGGCGCGTTGGAAGATACTGCCGGCCGGGAACTTCTTCTATCTCGTAATTGGGTTCGAATTCAAAAACAAACGTTTTGCGGATCCAAATAATATGCTGAAGATTTTAATCGACGCCCTGGAAGGCATCGTGTTTGAAAACGACAAATGGTGCTGCCCGATGGTCGTGAGCGCGGCCATCACGGGCAGAAAGCATACAAAGCTCAATGTTATAACGGAATTCGGAGGGAGGAAAATCAATGAATAAAATCATCGTGAGCGGTTATCTCGGGCGAGACCCGGAAGTGAAGTATCTCCCAAGCGGGGACCCCGTCGCGAACTTCTCGCTCGGTGTAAGCCGCCCAAAAACCAAGAATAACGATAACCCCGGAACCGATTGGCTCCGTGTGGTCGCGTTCGGGAAGGTATGCGACACGATCAGCAACTACTTCGTCAAAGGAACCGGGCTAATCGTCGAAGGTCACATCCGCACCAACACCTACGAGGCGCAAGACGGGACAAAACGCAACTCGACCGAGGTGATCATGGATCGGTTCGAGTTCTTGCCACGGCCCACGCGAGACCGTGAGCAAACCAAGTCCGAGACGTTCGACGAAGAGCCGCTTGTCCCGCCAATACTATCCAACGAAGACGAGGTCCCGTTCTAATGCTCGCCGGCATACTCATCGGCATATTCATCGGCGCGCCGATTGGGATGATCATCGCAGCGTTGCTCCGGGCATCTGGGGACGACGAAGAGCAAAACGCGTTAAACGGCCCCAAAACGCGCGATAAAATCCGCCGTGACAAAACACTCGCAACTCAACCCGAACGTCGCCCGTAGGGGCTAAAAACCGCCTTAAAATCGAAAACTACATCGGAGGGGACTATGGAATTTACAGTTGACAAGAAAACTCTCGAAAATGCGATGACGAACATTGTATCCGTTGCGCCGGCAAAGGCGATTAAGCCAATCCTATCAAGCGTGCTGATCGAATGCAGTGATGCCGTATACCTGTACGCAACGGATATGGAAACATCGATACGGATCAAACTCGAAGGGGCGAGCGCGCAATCGCCGGGCAAGACCGCCGTGGACGCCAAGACGCTCTTTGAGATCGCCAAAAACGCGCCGAGCGCTCAGCTGAACATCAAGCAAGAAAACGAAGCGACGCTTGACGTGTACAGCAACGGCGGAGTCGCAAACATCCCAATGCTCGACCCAGAAGACTTCCCAGCGCTGATATTCGATTCAACGGCTGAACCGATCGAACTCATCCCGACACTCTCAAGCGAGATTGACCGCGTTATCTATGCGATAGCCGCCGATCCAATGATGCGCGCGTTGAACGGGCTACACTTCGAAAGCGTTGGCGGCCATCTCCGGTTCGTCACGGCGGACGGGTTCAGGCTTGCGACAATCGACACCGCGCAACCAATCCCGGACATCGATGCGTTCACGATACCACTCGGCGGGGCGAAAATATTCCTCTCATTCCTGAAGCGCTATCCGGCGCGAGTAAAGCTATACAATCACATTACTACACTCGGAATCGAATCACCGGAAAACAAAGTTATCATTCGCAAGCTCGATCTTCAATATCCCGACTATCGGCGTGCGATTGGCGCAACGCACAAAACAACTGTAACCGTAGACCGTGATGCGCTGATCAAGACGATCAAGTTTGCCCGTGTGGTTACCGCGGAGGCGAAAGAAAGCGTATTGATGAGTGTAGCAAACAAAGAACTCGTGTTCACCGCGCGTTCTACCGGCAAAGGCGCAATGAACGTATCCGTCCCGTGCGCGTTTGAAGGGCCGGCGTTGAAAATCGCATATAACCCAGACTACTTCCTGGAATCCGCGCAACACGTTAAAGGTGGCGACCTGACGATACAGCTTGGCACGCCCGCGGATATTATGCGATTGGAAGATGGCAACGCCTCGCATTACATAATGCCGATCCGATCCACGGAGGTGTGAGATGGCGAAGATACTATGCGTTCCGGCAATCAGCGACATCGATGACGTGGTGGAATACGTAAACGCCCGCGGTGTCTACCTCGAACGGAGCATTGTCGAGACGAACTACGCGTACCGGCAACTGATACCATATACGGTGCTGTTCGACCGCACGAGAGGCGACAACGGCAAGATACTTGCTTACAAACGGAAGAAGACGAGCAGTGAAAGCCGGTTGCACGATCAACTCACCATCGGGATCGGCGGGCACGTGGAAGAGAACGACGGATACGGCTGGCCTGCGGTAGACAACGCGAGACGGCGCGAGATGTTCGAAGAGATTGGCGTAACACCGGTACATCTCCAATACCTAATCAGCATTATGCTGCACGAAACCGCTGTTGATCGCGTTCATCTTGGCGTGGCGTCGTTTTGCACGAAGTGGGCAGGCGAACTCAAACCATCGGACGAGATACCGGAGTGGCGTTGGCACACGATCGAGGAGCTCGATAAGATGCCGCTCGAATCGTGGTCGCGGTACATATTGGATACGATGCTGGGGAGGGTATAAAATGAGCGAACGAAACATTGTGAAGGTGATCAACCGCTACGGATCCGACGGATCAATCGCGTTGGCGGCTCGAATCAGTTATGGGGCCAAGCACGTCGAGAGCGAACGCGTCGAGCCGATCATAAACGGTTTAATCGCGAATAAAGAGGGCACACCGTTCGAGTTTGCGAGCATGTGGTTCTATATCCGTTGCTCGCGGCTCTGTCACTCGCAATTCTTACAATACCGGCACGCGTCGCGGATCACCCGTTCCACGCGGCGTGTGGATCCAATCGAGAGTGAGAGCGCCGACCTCGACAAACTTCCGGCGGGCTACGAACAAAAGCATATTGATTATGCGCTACGGGATTACGCGTTCCAAACCGACGAGCTAAAGATTCCCCGCGAGATTGCGCGGCGAATCCTGCCGATGAGCATCCTTACCGAGTTCTACTGGCTTGTGAATCTCCGGGAACTGATGCACTTCTTGGATGAGCGATTAAGCAATCGTGCGGAGCAAGAGATACGGGACATCGCCAAGCGGATGGAGTTGGAATTCGCCGGCGCGTTCCCGATAACCTATATGGCCTGGAGGGGTTCAAATGCTTAGCGCTATGGATGAACAGGAATTTCTAAACGTGTTTGCAAACTATCAAACGTTAGAACTTGACCTCTATAACACAAAAAGAGACCTCGAAGCGATTATGCGGATGACGTCCCGGCTCAGGCTCTGCAAAGTGGAAGCGATACAAGGCGATGTCGCAAAAATATCCGAACTCGAGGCAATTGTTACACGCATATCCGAACTTGAAGCGATGATCGGCAAACGGAAGGCCGATCTTATCGCAGAGTCCAGGGTTCGTCTTCTCAAAAAGCTTATTAATGCGCGATATCACTCTCAAAAATAGCCGCGTATCCAATGCGGACGTTGTGCGGATGTTGCAGAGTTACAAGGCAAACGTGCAACGTTATCTCGGCTGCCGCGTGCATCTCGTGATTCTGCCTTCCGGCGAAATCGACTGGCACCTGAGCGGGCACCCGAACGAGCTCGCGTGCCTGAACGATCAGGTGCGCGCGGGTTTGTTTATCAAGTTCTTCGATCGCTGGTACAATCAGCTCCCGCGAGAGTGCCGCACGATCCTGTTCCACTGCTATATCAACCACGACTTCGAGCCCGCGAATACCATGAGCGCGTGGCTGGAGTACGAGTGGGGCCGGATGAAGTTTAGGACGCTGCCGGTGCGGCGTCTGGCAGTGTTGTTCGACTGCTCGACGAGTAAGCTGTACAAGATGAAGCGGTTCTGTTTGGAGAGGCTAACGGGGATAATAAATGAGGAAGCGATGACAGATAAATAATGGTACAATGTATTCACGGGTAACTGCTTGGCGCTATACCGGTTCGACACTTCCCAAATCGGTTAGTTCTTCGAATAGGATAAAGAGGCGCGGAAGCGCCTTTTTTATTGCATAAAAAATGGAATAACGCGAAAAACGGAGGGATAACGAGTTTATCTTAGTATACTTTAGATTCGATACGTTTACCACGAACAATCAAGGATAAACCTTTATATTCGCAAAGATAGCGTGTTGCGATATGCGTGAGAATCGATTATACTATGTATGTAAGAGGTTGATGAGGGTCTTTGAAAACGTGAATAGGTAGAAAGGAAAAAAAATAAAACTAAGGAGGAATCACAATGGAAAACGAGAACGAGTACGGAACGGTAGACTTAAGCAAGAAGGAGTGGCTAATCATGCCTAAAAATAACATAATAAAGATAGATATAGACCCATTAGCAAACTTTCGCAATAAATTCCTTTGTGGAAATACGGTTGATGTAATGAAAACATTGCCGGATAACAGTATTGATTTAATTGTAACTTCACCACCTTACAACTTGAAAAATTCTAGTGGAAACGGAATGAAGGATGGACGTGGAGGAAAATGGAAAAACGCTCAATTAGTGAATGGTTACGCAAACTATGATGATTGTATGCCACATGAAGAATACGTTTATTGGCAACGCGAATGCCTTACAGAAATGATGCGTTTATTAAAAGACGATGGAGCTATCTTTTATAATCATAAATGGCGCGTCCAAAAAGGATTGCTTCAAGATAGACATGATATAGTAGATGGATTTCCTGTAAGACAGGTTATTATATGGCGTAGAAAAGGTGGTATTAACTTTAATAAAGGATATTTTTTACCAACATATGAAGTTATATATTTGATTGCAAAACCTCAGTTCAAATTAACTCCTAAATCAAATAGTTATGGTGATGTGTGGGAATTTATACAAGAAATGAATAATCCTCACCCTGCTCCATTTCCTGTAGATTTAATTGAAAGAATTGTTTCTAGTACTTATGCTAACATAGTTCTCGACCCCTTTATGGGGAGTGGAACAACGGCAGTTGCAGCACACAATCAAGGAAGAGACTTCATAGGTATTGATATTTCAGAAGAATATTGCGAAATGGCCAGAAAACGCTTAATTGGTGAGGAGTGGCAATAATGACTATAAATCCATCGGAATCTGAAGCGGAAAGAATAAAGAAAACATTCCTTAAAAATAAAACTAAGGAGGAATCACAATGGAAAACGAGAACGAGTACGGAACGGTAGAGCTGAACGGGAAGAAATATATATACTTGGTGAACGATGAATACGTAGAGTATCTCGGAGATAAGGATGGAAATGTTTACAAAGGCAGTTATGAAAGTGGGAAGTTGAAATCAGTAACGCTTGTAGCATCGCCAAAATCAAACGTAGAGAAAGCCATTTTATCACACCTCTGGGTTACTGAGTTGCCAATGGAATTTTTAGAAGGCT